CCTGTTCGCACAGAATACAACACACCACAACCTACTAGGTGGACTTGATGAGATTGAACGCAGATACAACACACCCTGACTATGATAAATACGAGAGCCGATGGGAGTTCTATGTTCGCTCTTATCTGGGTGGAGAAGATTACTTTAATGGCGCATACCTAACGCGCTATATATCAGAAACCAGTGATGACTACGACCGCAGACTTGATCTGACACCCCTAGATAACCACGTTAAGAACATCGTGCATATCTATTCTAGCTTCCTATGGCGAGTGCCACCTACTAGAGCATATAACAGCGCGGCTAACAATGTCGCCTTAGAACCGTTCCTAGATGACTGTGACCTTGAGGGTCGTAGCTTTAACGCGTTCATGCGTGAGTGCCAGATATGGGCAAGCGTCTATGGTCATGTTTGGGTAATGATGGACAAGCCTAAATCTAACGCAGGTACAAAGGCAGAAGAGTTAGCCCAAGACATCCGACCTTATGTGACTATGTTTACCCCTGAGAACGTCTTAGATTGGAACTACGTTAGAACCCCTAGTGGTAGATTTGAACTTGATTACCTCAAGGTCAGAGAGTCTGTTATCCGTGTAGATGAGACGACCACAGAGACATACTACCGCGTATGGTACAAAGACCGCGTAGAGTTATGGCATTCTGTAAACGACCTTGATAAGCAGATAGAAGTTGATAACAACGTACTGGGTCGCATACCTGCTGTATTCCTACCTGCTAACCGTAGCGTTACTAGAGGTATAGGATTAAGCGACATAGCAGACGCAAGCTATATGCAACGCGCTATCTACCAAGAACTGTCAGAGATAGAACAGCTTATACGAATATCCAATCACCCCACACTAGTTAAGTCATTTCAAACAGACGCTAGTGCAGGAGCAGGTGCAGTTATTAATCTACCTGATGATATGGACGCAAGCCTAAAGCCTTACCAACTACAACCTAGTGGACAGAACCTAGACGCTGTACGCGCATCTATAACCGATAAGGTAGAGGCTATTAACCGCATGAGCCATATGGGTGCTGTACGTGGCACAGAAGCTATGACTATGAGTGGCGTGGCTATGCAGACAGAATTCCAAATGCTCAATGCGAAATTAGCCGAAAAGGCTGATCTACTAGAATTAGCTGAAGAGCAATTGTGGTTGTTGTTCTGTGATTGGCAAGACGTTACCCCTGATGTAGAGATATTCTATCCAGATGCATTCGACCTACGTGATTACGATAAAGAACTTATGTTCCTTCAGCAGTTGCGTTCTACTGGCGTTAAATCAGCTACCCTATCTATGGAGATAGACAAAAAGATCGCTGATCTAATCCTTGATGATGAGGCTTTAGCTAAGGTTCATGTAGAGATTGAAGAGACTGCTTCTGTACTTGGTGACTTCTCTGACAAGACTCAGATATACAGCTACCACATTGACGCAGGTTTGGTCACTCCTAACGAGGTTAGAGAGAAGATTGGTCTTGATGATGTTGAAGGTGGCGATGAACTCTTGGCCGCTAAAGAGGAAAGCACTGGTAGCGACATAGGACAGTTCTAATGGCCGCAGATATTGATCAGTTGCGTGAACTGATTAGGCTTGCTGAAACCCATCAGGCAAAGTTAGCAAGCGCGTTAGTTAAGCTAGAGAATCGTATAGCTGACATCATGGCTACTGCACCGCTAAGAGATGGCGAGTTGTTTGACCTAGAGTGGGCTGTACAGGCTAGGGTTGTTCTGCGTGAGGCTATAGAGCAAGAATACCTAACGGTAGTTGATGGCTTAGTTCGACAGTATAACGACGTAGCGGCTAAGGCTATTGCCATGCTAGGGCAGTACGGTGACATTGCTAACCTAGATGCTAGTATTATTCAGCAGTTACAGAGCCTAACCTTTAAAGGCTTTGAGGATTTAGGACAACAGTACCTAGATGTTATTGCTAAAGAGGTCTACGAAAGCACCTTAACAGGAACACCATTTGCCGCAAGCGTAGCAACGATTAGAGCCACTGTAGGCAGTGATCTAGGGCGTTATGCTAGTCAGCAGTTACACGACTCCCTAATGCAGTTTGACGCGGCTGTAAACACTAGAATCGCCTTAGAGTCAGGTGCTAAAGAGTTCAAGTATCAAGGGCCAGATGATGAGGTCACTAGAGCATTTTGTGGAAAGCACGTAGGCAAGACATATACTAAAGAAGAAATTGAAGAAATCTGGTCTGGTAGTTGGACTGGTAAGATAGATGGTAATCCATTTATTGTGCGTGGTGGCTATAACTGCCGCCATAGGTTTAGGGCTGTATTCTAAGGAGACAATCATGCCACAAGGTAAAGGTACATACGGTAGTAAAGTAGGACGACCCAAAAAGAAGAAAAAAACCAAGAAATAATTATATGCTACAATGTTAATTCACCAATACTCTATAAGAGGTTCGTAACATGAGCGATGAAATCATGGCATCAGAAGCTGATACTGAGACAGCGGCAGTAGAAACTCAGGAAACCAAGACCTTTACTCAGGACGAACTAGATCGAATTGTTGCGGATCGCGTAGCAAGAGAGCAAAGAAAGTTCGATAAGAAGATACAAGGCATTGATCTGGATGACGCAAAGGAACTGATGGCAAAGCGTGAAGCCGCAGAACTGGAACGACAAAAGGAGCGTGGCGAGTTTGATTCTATTCTGAAGAAAACGGTCGAAAAGAAAGATATGGAAATACAGAGTTACAAAAGCAAGTTGCAACAGACGCTCGTAGATGGAGCGATTCTTGGTGCGGCTTCTAATAATAACGCTGTCAATCCAAATCAAGTATCACAGTTATTGAAAGACCAGACCAGACTATCAGATGATGGAACGGTTGAGGTGCTAGACGGTAACGGTGTACCGCGATACAATGACAGCGGTGATCTGCTATCAGTTAATGAAATGGTATCAGAATTTTTAACAGTAAACCCACATATGGTCAAAGCGTCACAAGGTGGCACAGGCTCGATGGGTAACACTGGTGGCTCTACGCAGAAGCCTCAATCTGTGGCAGATATGGTTGCTAACTGGAGTAATGGCGGCAAAGAAGCATTTGCCTCCATGAAGAAAAAGTAACCACCAAACCACTATTTAATTTTTTGAGGATACAATCATGGCCGCAACAACTTCAACAACTCTTGACGATCTCTTTGTAAATATCGTCGCACAAGCACGTTTCACTGCTGAAGAGCAGTCCCTAATGATGGGTCTCGTTACTCAGTACAACATCCAAGCCCAAGCAGGAAAGACCATTCAGGTTCCTAAGTACCCTGCCATTGCCGCGGCAAACTTGACCGAAGGCACTGACATGACTAGCACTACTGTTTCTACTTCTTCAGTTTCTGTAACTGTAGGAGAGGTAGGCGCACAGGTTCTATTGACTGACATGGCTACTTACGGTGACGGCAACCCTGCTGTTGAGTTAGGTACTGTTCTTGGTAACGCTATCGCTACTAAGATTGATACTGACCTTATTGCTTTGTTTGACGGTTTCTCTGGTTCTATCGGAACCGCAGGAGCAGAGATCACTGTAGCTGACCTATTTAAGGCCGCGGCTACTTTGCGTTCTAACAAGGTTACTGGAACTATCAATGCTGTTGTACACCCATTCCAAGCGTACCAGTTGAAAGCTAACCTAACTAACACCTTTGCTAACCCAAATGGTGGCGACTTGCAGAACGAAGCAATGCGTAACGGTTATGTTGGTACTATCGCAGGTATCAATGTATATGAGTCTGCTAACGTAGCTATTGATGGTAACGACGATGCTAAAGGTGCTGTATTTGCTCCAGAAGCATTGATGATCGCTATGAAGCGTGACTTCAACATTGCGCCTCAGCGTGATGAGTCACTACGCGCATTCGAGTTAAACGCTACTGCTGTATATGGCGTTGCTGAACTTGATGATGCATTCGGTGTTGAGATTCTATCTGACTCCGCATTGTAAGACTGACTGCCCCTTCTTCGGAGGGGGCTTTCTTATAAGGTAAAATGGTAATGGCATATTCAAGCGATGCAGATTTATTAAAGTTAATTCCAGACATTCTCGATCTAGGTATCGAGTCTTTTGTATTGGAACACCCAAAAGCACAGGCAGACATACAGCGCGAGTTACGGATTAAATGGTGGCCGCGAAAGAATATTGCAGGTGAGATGGACAACAGCAAACTTACCTCAACACAGTTTACAATGGCAAGTGCCTATCTAGTATTATGGCGTTACGCTTTACCGCAGTTAACGAACTGGGTAGAGGGTGATCGATTCCAAAGCATGATTGATTTCTACAAGGCGCGATACGGTGAAGAGTTAGAGGCTGTATTGGCTGATGGCGTTGACTATGATGCAGATGGCGATGGCGTTATTAAGGAAGATGAAAAGCAACCTGTAGGACAAAGGTTAGACAGGTAATGGAATTTACTGTTGACGCTGATTTTAAACAAGCATCTCGCGCTTTAAAAAAGAGAGGCAAAGATTTAAAGTCGAGCGTTAAAAAAGCCTTATTAATTACAGGATTAAAAGGCATAGAAATTATAGAAGATAGAACCAGTAAAGGAAGAAGTTACAAAGGTTCGTTTTTTAAGAAGTATAATGCTCAATATAAAGCATATAGACTTTCAAGAGGTAGAAGCAGTAAGCCTAATTTAGAGTTTACTGGAAAAATGCTTGGTAGCATGGCGGTAATATCTAGTAGTAGGCAAGCAGAGATTTACTTTACTAGAGGCACTGAATCTAAGAAAGCGGCTATGAATGAAAAGAAAAGACCGTTTTTCGGGTTTAGTCGGAGTGAGCAAAAGCAACTTGGTAAAGTATTTGAAAGGTATTTGAAATGAGCGTAAGAGAAGAAATAGCTGAAAATATTGTTACTACACTAAAGGGCATTAAAAGCCCTGTTGCTGTAAAATATGCTACTCGTGAGCCGTTTGACTTTGAGAAGCTGTCTAACGCTCAATACCCTGCTGTCTTAGTGCGTAGTGCTGATGAAAGCAGAGAAGATACATCGATAGGTGGATCGATAACCCAGAGAATGGGTACGATTAATTATGACTTGGTTTGTTTTGTTAAAGGCTCTGCGATTGACAGTGCAAGAAACAGCATAATCGAGGCGATTGAAGAAGGTCTTGATGTTGACCGTACTAGAGGCAGTAAAGCCATAGATACGCAGGTAGTCAATGTTGAGATAGATGAAGGTTCTATTGATCCCATTGGTGGGGTCATTATTACAGTCCGTATAGTATATCAGTATACTCGCGGCACAACTTAACTTAACTTAAAAGGTACATATCATGGCGACTAAAACAGGCGCATCTGGAGTAGTAAAAGTACAAGTCTCAGGCACGACTGTTGCCGTGGTAGGCGAGGTACGTTCTTTCACGTTTGACGGTTCAGCAGACACTATCGAAGATTCAGTAATGGGCGATTCTTCTAGAACTTACAAGCAAGGCTTAAAAACCAACACAGTTTCAATCGAATGCTATTGGGATGAGGCTGATGCACAGCAGTTAATTCTTGACGAACGTGCTTCTGTAGACTTTGAAATCTATCCTACTGGCCCTGCTTCAGGCGAGACTTTCTTTTCAGGCGGTGGCATTGTAACTTCTCGTTCTATCAGTGGAGCATTTGATGGAATGGTTGAAGCAAGTTTTACCATTCAGTGCAGTGGAGATGTAACCGAAGCACAAGTATAAGGGGATTAAACCATGGGATTAGCAAAAGAGTTACGAAGCAGAAGAAAGTTATCAGCGCGAGAAGTATTAGTGCCTGAGTGGGGTGACGATTCTGGAGCATTTAAGTTATATTGCAGAAGCATTACGTGTTATGACTTAGACCAGTTACAGAAGAAGCACCCTAACTTTTTAAACAATATGACTATCAGTGCAATGGTAGATTTGATTTGCATGAAGGCAGAAGATGAGGGCGGCACTAAGTTGTTTGCATCTGCGGAAGATAGGTTAGATTTGATGGGCGAGGAGACAAGCGTTATATCAGAAATAGCCAATCAGATGTTTGCTGAGATAGATTCTGCTGAGGAACACGAAAAAAACTGAGAAGCGATCACTCAAGGATGACCATGTTATCTCTGGCTGATCGCCTTCACATGAGTATTGCTGAAGCGGAACAAACGCCCGTTAGTCATTTGAACGAATGGGTTGCATACCACAAAATAGTTGGCGAGAAAAATGATTAACCCTATTAAAATTGCTATTGCAGGTCTCGATAACACAGAAGCAGTATTTGCGGCAGTACAAAAAAGGTTTAGGAAACTTTCTGCAACTATCGACAAGGTTAAAAACCGATTTCCTTTATTAAGTGCATCATTCGCAAAGGTTGGCGGTTTTCTTAAAAGCGCAATATCTACTATTGTCAAAAGTGCATTAGCGATGGGGGCGGCCTTCACGGTTGCTTTATCCGCTATCACTATCAAAACTATGTCTTCTATAGATGCATTAGGGAAGATGTCATCTAAGATAGGAACAACGGCAGGGTCACTTGCTAAACTCCAATTTGCCGCAGAGCAGACAGGCGTATCTGCTGAAACTATGGGTATGGCAATGCAACGCTTTACTCGTAGGGCGGCAGAGGCGGCTAGAGGTACAGGCGAAGCTAAAGGTGCATTNAAAGAACTAAATCTAAGCGCGGCCGAATTAATTAAGATGCCGTTAGAAGATCAAGTTCTTGCTCTTTCTAAATCATTTGACAAAGTAGAAACATCTGCTGACAAAGTTAGACTAGCTATGAAGCTGTTTGACTCTGAAGGTGTTGCGCTTGTAAACACGTTAGGCGCAGGTTCTGATGGTTTACAGGCAATGTTTAGTGATGCTGAAGCATTGGGTCTAGTTTTATCCGAGGACGCAGTAGACGGTGTAGAAGCCGCTAATGACTCTATGAATCGTCTCAAGAAGTTGTTTGTTGGATTTAGCCGACAAGCCGTTGCCGCGTTTGCTCCTGCAATAGACGAGATAGCAAAATCATTAACTGAACTTGGTTTGAAAGCCGCTGATGGCGATGTTCAGAATATTGGTGAAGTGATTGCAAAGTCTATAGTTGGTGCGCTTATTTCTGTTATTCAAGTAATAGAAAAGATGATGAATGCGTTTGGGCAAATGGCGCATAAGATTCAAGGAATATACAACAGTTTTTTTCCTGATGAAGAGATGAAAAAAGATCAAGAAAGATTAAATGAAATTGTTGGAATATTGGGTCAGCTTGGACGCGGCAATGCAATTTCAGGGAAAGCCCTGTTTGCTGATATTCCTGCACTTAAAGCAGAATTAGCGATTCTGCAAGAAAGTTTGTCTGGTGGCGAGTTTGTTCCGTTTGATTTTAGTGCTTTGATCGAAAAGCTATTAGAAGTCCAAAATAAAGTAGGTGAAACTACAGAAAAAATTAAAACAGACTTCAGTGATGTAGCTGAAACTATTGTCTATAGTTCAGGAAGATGGATTGATAATTTAATTGGCGAATTTTTACTATTTAAAGATGCGGCAGGTGAGGCATTTGGCAGAATAAAAGATCAAGTATTTGACTTTGATAGCGCAATGAATTCATTAGTTACTGGCTCTATTGACGCAATGGTTCAGGGTTTTGCTGACATGATGACAGGTGCTAAGAGTTTTGGTAACGCTATGAAGGATATGGCAAAAACCGTTATTGATGCTTTAATGAAAATGTACATTAAGTACATGATTGTTCAACCTCTGTTTGACATGATGTTTCCAAATGCAAGAGCAGGGGGAGATGTGCCAGCAGGCAAAGCATTAGGCGGCCCAGTGCAGGCTAATACTCCCTATCTTGTAGGAGAGCGTGGCCCAGAACTATTTATGCCTAACTCTGGCGGTAACATTATTCCAAATAACAAAATGGGTGGCGGTAGCAGTAGTGTAGTAGTACAGCAGACCATTAACGTGACTACAGGCGTACAGCAAACCGTACGTGCTGAGATCGTCCAGTTGATGCCTCAGATAGCCCAAGCCGCTAAAGGTGCTGTTGCAGATGCTAGGTTGCGCGGTGGTAACTTCTCTAAAGCAATGGGAGGCGCATAATGCCCTTATCTTTTCCCTCAGTAGGCATACAGAATATGTCAATGCGGCTAAAACGTGTTGTTGCTGTTGCTGAATCGCCCTTTACTTTAGATACTCAAGTATATACTCATCAAGGCGCAAGATGGGAAGCAGAGGTATCTTTACCTCCACTTAGCCATGCAGAAGCACGATCAGTTGAAGCATTTATTGTTGGCCTTATCGGAAGGGAAGGCACTTTTACTTTTGGCAATCCTTTACATACAAGCACTCTTTCGGCTAACACTGTCAGTAGTGCCGCTATAAGGGCAGAGTCATTCACACTAGGCTCAGGAACAGCCGCAGTATCCGCAGGAACTTACTTTGAGTTAAATGATTACCTTTACCTAGTCACGCAAGATAAGGCGGCAGGAGCGACTACGTTAAACTTTCAGCCACCATTAAGGGTTGCTGTTACCTCATCTCAGGCTGTTAAATACAACCTGCCTAAAAGTCTATGGCGTATGACCTCTAATGATATTGGTTGGTCGATTAACGAGGCTAGTATTTACGGCTTTACGTTTGCTTGTGTGGAGGCGTTATGAGTAGAACACTTACTACCTCTATGCGTGATGCGCTTGTCGCTGATACGGTTAGACCTATCTACCTAGTACGCATGGTATTTGACCAAAATATTGCGGCAGGTACTTTTGTTACAGGACACAAGTATAAAATAGTCAGTGTTGGTAATACTGATTTTACAGCTATTGGGGCAAGTGCAAACACGGTTGGTGTGACCTTTACTGCTACTGGTGCAGGTTCAGGAACTGGAATTGCAAGTGAAAGCCCTGCTGAATTAAACCTATGGTCTGGTGTTGGCGATCTTTCTTATGATGGCGAGACCTATCTTGGTGTTGGCGATTTGCTAGGCATAAGTGAAATTAAAGAAAGTGCTGATATTTCAGCGACAGGAATGAACATTAGTCTTACAGGTGTTAAATCATCTTTAGTATCTGTGGCAAAAGATCACGAATATCAAGGCAGACCATTGACGGTTCACCTTGGCGCGTTTGATACATCTGGCTCTTTAGTTGCTGACCCTATTATTATCTTTTCTGGCTTTATGGATACCATGACTATTGCCGAAGCAGGGGAATACTCAACTATATCGATTGCAGTGGAAAACAAACTTATCGCTTTTGAGAAAACAAAAATAAGACGATATACAGCAGAAGATCAGAAGATTGAACATCCTACAGACAAAGGTTTTGAGTTTGTAACCGCCATTGTAGAGAAAGAAATCATCTGGGGTAGGCCAACAGGTTCAACTGGTGGCAGTTCAGGAGGCTCTGGCGTTAATGGTGGTGCAGGTAATAATGGTAGTTGGAATACAGCTTGATAATTGCTCACGAATGTCTAGCCAATGTTAAGCAAGATATTCTGCCGCTTTTAGAAAAGCACTGGCTAGAAACAGAACCAAACCAAGAAACAATTTTGCTTAATCCAGATTGGGAGCAGTATGCCTTGTTAGATTTAGCAGGGATTTTGCATATTTTTACAGCGCGTAACGAAGGAATCCTTGTTGGATATTTGGTAATGATGGTTTCAAAAAGCATCCACCATAAAGACCACTTATTCGGTTCTACTGATGTTATTTACGTTAAGCCTGAGTATCGCAAAACACATACTGGTGCAGATTTAATTAAGTTTGCAGAATCACATTGTAAAGAAAATGAAGTTTCTTTGATGACTCTTAACATGAAGGTAGAATTTCCATTTGATCGGCTAATGACTACAATGGGGTTTAATCTTCTTGAGCGTGTATATCACAAATGTTTTTTAGGAAAATAAAATGGCAACAGTAGTCGTAGCAGGGTTAAGTGCCGCAATAGGATCAGCGGCCGCAGGATTAACTATCTTTGGTCTTGCGGCAACTAGTCTTGCAGGATTTGCCGCGGCTTTTGCTCTTGGAGCAGGACTTAGCTTAGTCTCGCGCGCATTAATGCCTAAGCCTGATCTTGGCGCTCAGATGGCAGGTCAGTCTGTAATGACTAGAGAGGCGGCTCATTCTCGCAAGATTATTTATGGTCGTGCGCGTATTGGTGGCAATGTTGTTTACTTAGAGTCTACTGGAGATGATAACAAATACCTTTGGCTTGTAATTGCTGTTGCAGGGCATGAGATTGATGCCTATGAACAGGTCTGGTTCAACGACAAAAAGATTTGGGATGGTGGCTCATATGTTAGTGATTGGGGGTCGTATGTATCAATCAGTTTTAAAGACGGTTCTCAAACAACAGCAGATTCAGGACTAGTTGCCGCATCTACTAAGTGGACATCTAATCATAAGCTACTGGATACCGCTTACATGGTGGTCAAGCTAACCTATGACCAAGAGCAATTTGCCCAAGGTCTGCCAAATATCTCTACCGTAGTTCGCGGCAAAAAGGTTTGGCATCCAAGCCACTCATCGCCTGTATGGTCGCAAAACCCTGCGCTCTGTGTAAGGGATTACCTGACTGATACCAAATACGGTTTAGGCGAATCATCATCTAATATTGCTTCTATTAATACTGCTTTGGGGGTGTGTGATGAAGCTGTCGATCTAGCGGCAGGTGGAACGCAACCGCGCTACACATTAGATGGAGTTATTGATACTGGTAACTCTATAAAAGCCAATATCGAAAACATGGTAGGTTCTATGATTGGCCGCTTGGTTTATTCTGGCGGTAAGTTTGAGATTCATGCAGGTGAATACGTTGCTCCTACGGTGACGATTGATGAGTCAATGATGATCGGTGAAATTAGTGTTCAGACTAAACAGTCAAGACGCAGTGCCTACAATGGCGTTAAGGGAGTTTTCTTAAGCGAAGAAGATAATTACATCCTAGCTGATTACCCTGCTCAAATATCCTCTACCTATGCCGCTCAAGATGGTGATCCAATATATTTGGATATGCCTCTGCCATATACCGTAAATAATGTACGCGCTCAGAGGATCGCACAACTCGCTCTAAGGCGATCTAGGCAACAGGAATCTATTACCATTCCCTGCAACTTAAACGCGCTTAAATTTAAAGTGGGGGACAATATAAGCGTTACAAACACACGCCTTGGATATTCTGCCAAGGTGTTTGAAGTTGTCGGCTATTCGATGGGCTTTAGTTCTGATCAAATGGTTGTCAATGTCGAAGCGATTGAAACCGCATCTTCTATTTGGTCTTGGGATGAAGATGAAGAAGTATTCTTAGGTGCAGGTGAAGTTGATATTTATGACGGAACAAGCACTACTGCCCCTGCGAGTATTGCTGTTACAGCGGATACTTTTATATCATCGGACGGAACATCTAGTGCTTCTTTTGATGTTAGTTGGCCTAACTCTGTTGATGCGTTTGTAGATCATTATGTCGTAGAGTGGAAAGAAGGAACGCAAGCAGGGAGTTTTATTGCAGGAAAACAATACAAAATTTTGGTTGTTGGCAACACAAACTTTGCGTCAATAGGTGCATCAGCTAACACAGTTGGCGTTACTTTTACCGCAACCGCAGTAGGTTCTGGCACTGGAATAGCAGTACAAACAGACATTTATTATTCACAACAAACCAAAAGTTCCCCTTTGCAAATTGTTGGTTTAGACCCAGATAAAACTTATGAAGTAAGGGTAAAGGCGGTCAACGGTTTGTCGGTATCCAGTAGCTATGTAAGCGCACAAGCAGTTCCTGCGGCTGATACAACTGCGCCATCTGTTCCGACATCTATTTCAGCAGTAGGTGTGTATGCACAGATCAATCTAAGTTGGACAAATCCAACGCAGAAAGATTTATCTCATATTAATATATACAAGTCGTCCACTAATACTGGCACTTATGCGTTTTTGGGATCAACCGATGGCACTACGTTTCAAGATGGTGACTTAGCTGATGAAGCGCAATTTTTCTATCAATTAAAATCAGTTGACAAAACAGGCAACATTTCTAATGCAAGTTCATCGGTTAACGCAACAACTAGAACAATACCATCAAGCGGTATTGCAGATGGTGCAATAGGAACCTCACAACTAGCAGATGACGCAATTACAAACGATAAAATTGCAGATGATGCTGTTAATACTGCACAAATTGTAGATGACGCTGTTACTAATGCGCTTATAGCGACAGATGCAGTTAATCAAGGCTCAATAGCGGCTAGTGCAGTTACCGCTTCTGAAATAGCAACAAACGCAGTTACGGCTATTAAGATATTAGCAGGAAGTATTACTACTGCAAAAATTGACGCTGACGCTGTGACAGCCGCAAAAATAAGCGTTGACGATCTGTCTGCAATAAACGCTGATTTAGGAACTATTACCGCAGGGTCTATTGATGGTGTAACTATAAAGATAGGTTCAGGCGAGAGTGTATTTAAAGCCGATACTGACGGTATTTATTTAGGTAATGAAACATTTGATAACGCTGAGTTCAGGGTAAGTCCTTCAGGTGCAGTTACGGCTACCTCAGCAACTATATCAGGCGCTATAACTGCAACATCTGGTTCTCTGTCATCTTTAGCTGTTTCTGGCGCACTTACTGTAGGTACATCTGGCAAGATTACTGGCGGCACATCTACAGCATTTAACACAGGTTCTGGATTTTTCTTAGGATACGATACAAACGCTTACAAATTTAGTATTGGCGATGCATCAACTAAGAAAAACCTTACGTGGGACGGAACAGATATAAAAATAGGCGGGGCGCAAATTACCGCTCCTGATAATCCTGACGTTGTAATTTATGATGCAAGATCAAGTTCCCCTCCATCAGTTACCAATGCAAGAGTAGTTCTAACCTCTAACACAAATACATTTTACTTGAAGCAAGATTATTCTGAGGCTCTAAGAATAGAGGTTGTATATCCTTTAGGTTTATTAACATCTGGTACTGTATCAGGAGAGCAAACGGCTATTGATTCAACGATGGCAGGTTTGACTGCGGCAATTAGTTACGCTCCTACCTCAGACCCAACTAATTTTACTTTATTTGGAAATATAAATGTTTTAAGGCAGACAACCACAGGCGGTTTAATAGGCAGTTATTTGGTTAAGACGACCAATCTTGGGGGTGGAAACTACAAAGCGGAATTGCAGACTAAGACTCAAGTTAGAACAGCCAACCCAAATTTGAGCGGGATTCAATTAGGAGTTGTAGATGACGAATATAATTTAGTAAAAAGTTTTACAAAGTATGATTTTCCAACAGGGGACTACGTTTTTAAGGTTGCTATAACCGTAACAGATGGAACCGCAAGTTCTTATCCTGCATCAGGAAGCCCATCAGCAGATTTAATAAGATCAGTCAATATATATGGATTTAAAAATATAGAAAGAGATAGCTTTGATTATGGAGTAGAGCCTTATTATCAGCCTCTTACAACCTTTAGGGCTGATGGTAGTAATGAAGTTGCTAGATTATCTGATGGTGCTGATACATTAGAACTTGCGGCTATCAATGCTCAAGGTGCGCCAAGATTATTAATGATTGGCCCAAACACAACAAACCCCTCATCTGGAGTGAGTTGGGGTGCATCTATAAACTTTGTTACTAGCTTTGACAGTTATACGAACGGAGGACTTGGGGAATATCAAATAGGAATTGATAAATCTGGCACTGGATTATATTTAGGGTCGGGAGGTAATAGACCTCAAGATAGTGGCGGCTCTGAGTTAAAAATTACAAACGGCAGAACTGATGTTTTTGGTACGTTATTTTTAAATGGCACACAGATTACAGGTACAGGATCAACAAGTCAGGCAGAAAGCTATCCATTATCTCAGCAGTACGATAGAACCTTAACCACGACTAGTTCAACCGTTGGATCGTTCAGCATTCCTGCTCCAGAATCATCAATATCTAAAAGGCAAGGTATCGACATATCTGTACTGTTTGAAATAACAAACGCAGGAAAAACAGCGCAAGCATTGTCGTCTATTGATTTTGTTGTTGAGAAAAAATCTAAGGGTGTCAATGCAGTCACTGTAGGAACAGTTACATTTGAAGGATTATCTTCTGTAGGCTTTCAGCAAATAATAAGTGTTAGTGGCAATCAGTTAGGCAAAGTAGATATGTCTGGTGGTATTGCGGCAACTGCAACAGCATCTGGCACTAACGAGCCATCAAAAATTTATTCGGTTTATTACGATAGCGGTGCTAATAAAACTTTCTTAGTGTGTAATGCACAAGGCTCAATATTCTCTACAGGTGATACTTTATACTACAGTGATAGCAAGTTTACAGCATCAGGTACGTGGTTTGCGCCATCCGATACAGAGGTTATTAACAGCATTACGCCACCTGATCCAGATGTTAATTATGTGAACGCTTCCACAGTTTCATCAGGCACAGGAACATCTCGTTTTTATATGCCCTACAAAATGACGTATGGAAAGACAACAACAGCGACTGATTACAGAATAAAAATTAGCGTAAGTTCAATACCAAGTGGCATAACTTATAAAGTAATAAAGATGTTTGGATCAATACAAAATATAGCATAGTTAGGATTTTAATTAGAGAGTATAATATGCTCATATGAGCAGAGGTTTAAGATGACATACCAATTAGTAAAAGATGATACTGCCCCACAGGTTAAAGCTACTCTAACAAGAGACGACACTGGCGCGGCTATAGATTGTTCTGGCGGTACAGTCCGTTTGTATTTCAGAGCCAAGGGTGGTTCTAGCGTTCTATTTACGTTGACTGCCGCTGATGCAGGTACTGACCTTGCTAACGGTATAGCTATCTTTGGTTTTTCTGGTAGCAACTTAGATCAGTCTGAAGGTTATTATGAAGGCGAGATAGAAATTACCTACTCAGATGGAACGGTTGAAACAATCTTTGAGGTGCTAGACTTTTACATTCGCGCAGACTTCTAATGATTAAGCTTTCTGTTGCGTTTAAAAAAGCAGTATCCGCTATAGCATTTAAGAAAGCTGTGGCGGCTGTTACGTTTCAGAAGGCAGTAGCGGCAATTAACTTTCAAAAAGCGGTAGCCAGTGTTGCGCTTAGAAAGGCTGTTGCAAAGATTGAATTTGGTGTGTTCTTAATTTTTAAGTTCATAACTGATAACATAGGCACAACAGAGACAGTATCAAAGGCAATTAGTAAGACGTTAAGTGATAGCCAAGATATTACAGATAATGTTTCTACTAATGTACAAAAGATACGAACAGATACATTTGCGGCAACTGATAGTGTATCGACAGAAGCAGGTAAGGTTTTATCTGACTCTGGTAGTTTAGCTGATTCCATAGATACATTTGCAATCGGTAAGGGTTTAAGTGAATACCCAATATTATCAGAGAGCAGATCAACCGATTTCCATAAGATTATTAACGAAGCATTTTATGCCACTGATGATCTTGATGGAGAGGCTACAGCACAAGATGATCAGGAAATGACCTTTGTAAAGGTACGAACTGATCTTACTGGAGTCACAGATGTAATTAGTATTTTGTTAAACCAAGTCAGGCTTCTTGCAGATTCTTCTACTGTTAGTGATTCTGGCTCATTACGCAGTCAAGGATATGTATCTTTTGACTATATGGCAGAGGACTTTGTGGGCGCAAGCCGAACTTTTTAAGGTGATTTATGATTAACGATAATTTAAAGCTACGAGGCGATGTAGCGATAGTAGTAAAAGATAAGGACGGCAAAGTTAAAGATAGCCGTGAAATTCACAACCTAGTAGTCAGCACAGGACTAGAATACATTTGCTCTAGAATGGCAGGAACTTCTGCTTCTGTAATGTCTCACATGGCTGTTGGTTCAGGTACAACTGCCGCATCCGCAGGTCAGACTGATCTAGTATCGATTCTAGGCTCTAGAGAGGCGTTAGACAGCACTTCTGCTTCAAGCAATACGATTACCTATGTTTCCTCTTTCGAGGCAGGAGAAGGAACTGGAGCGGTTACAGAGGCAGGTATCTTTAATGCCTCATCAAGTGGAACTATGCTTTGTCGGACTGTTTTTGCTGTTGTAAACAAAGACGCTGATGACACTATGTCTATCACTTGGTCTATCACTTTAACTGCATCTTAATTAGAAGGGGCTTCTTATGTCTACAATAGTAACTAGAGCGGGTAAAGGATCGCCCCTGACTAATACAGAACTTGATAGTAACTTTACAAATCTGAACACAGACAAAGCAGAACTATCTGGATCAACCTTTACAGGCAACCTAAATCTAGGCGATAACGTCAAAGCTCAGTTTGGTGCGGGTGATTTAGAGATTTATCATGATGGGTCTAGTAACCACACTTTTATTAATGAAACAGGTAGTGGACATTTATATGTAAGAGCAGATAACTTAAAACTACAGTCAGCAGGGGGTGACAACTATGCACAAGGTGTAGAAGGTGCTGGCTTTTTCTTATACCACGATGATATTGAAAAACTAAAGACCACCTCCACAGGCATAGACGTAACAGGCTCAGTTTTAGCCGATAAAGCAAACATTGGTACATCTACAGCGCAATATAGCGGGACAGATTTAACTGTTGGAGATAATGCAGATTCTCAAAATGGTTTAGCCATACAAACTAGTACTTCTGGTGTTGGATATATTTTATTTGGAGACGGTAGCGGAGCATCAGCATATAGAGGTGAGATTAATTATTCTCATTCTACGGATTCTCTGACCTTAAAAACCGCAGGTACTAATAGGCTAAACTTAGCCTCCAACGGTGATATCAGCTTTTATAATGACTCTGCGGCAAAAGGCTTGTTTTTCGATAGTTCTACCTCGCGACTAGGGTTGGGGACAACGAATCCTGCTGAAATTTTGCATTTAAATAGTACATCGGGGTCAGCTAGAATTAGAATGACATCGTCAGATTCCACCGATTGTATGATTGTTTTTGGAAATCAAACAGATAACGCAACAGGTGCAATTAGGTTTGACCACAGCGACAACAGTTTAACATTTAATGGATATAATAATTCAGAGCGTCTAAAAATCAACGCTGACGGCTCATCAGTATTC